GATCCGATGACATTTCCTAGAGCATCTACAACATAAGCACCTGATGTTTCAATTTTTGAACCATCTACTGATGTAGAGAAAGCGTGAGTGATAACTTGACCTTGAACTGTGTCTCCGATAGAGTTTCCAGTCTGAAGATCAACCAGTTCGTTTGTAGCTCCACCTGTTGGTGTAACTACTGCGATCCTGGACACGCCTCTGTTAGTGTAGTAACATAGGGCTGCTTCTCTGTCTGCTGCGGTGTTGCTCATTACTCGAACAATATCTCCGGCCTGAAGTGTAAAAGGAGCACACAGGGGTGAGTTCTGAAATGCTGATCCCATTATCCCGACAGGGATGAGGGCTGCAACCAGTCCCTGCCGAAGAATGTAAGCGTAAGCTATACCATTACCTGCACAAACTAAACCGGAAGTTACAGTTTGTCCTGGTGCGTAATCTCCTACATTTTGCGCTGACACTGTGTATGCGGTGTCCGTGGTTAGGTTAGATTCTGTACCTTCTGCGATCTCTGCTTTGAGTGGAATGTTGGTTCCTCCCCTGCATACGAGGACTCCTACGACTGTATTAGTTGCCATTCAAATCACCTCAGAGCTTAACGCCGACTCCCAACGGCTTGAAGATGTTCCTGTTGACATTGGAGATTGGCTTTCGTAGTAATTTCTTGCCTACACCGAATCCAATTGATGTCACCATTGAAGCTATGACCATGTTTTGCCAGTTCCCCATGAAGTTTGTCTTAACTGCACCAAAGGCAATGTCTGGTTCTTTGAATAATTCAGTCAGTGAAAGAGAAGAAGTTCCAGTTGTATGTGTAGAAGTGATTCCTAATCCACCATCGTAACGATCTACGCTTCTAATATCTGAACCAGAAGTCAAGAATTCGTACGGGTTCGATCCCATAAGACCGGCGGTCATGATTGTCAGGTATGTGTAGCTCTCCGCTATATTCAGCAAACTGATTTTGCTTGATCTGCGTCGGCCTTTGGACTTCTTACGCTTTGCCATATCGTAAGATGGGGTAAAAACTGGCTAATTAACATTGAGTTCAGTTTAAGTTTCACTTTCACCTTTTATTGAAGTGAACAATCCTTTATCGTCCCTGGTCATTACTTTCATTTCTGGATCGGCTTTATTCGCCATATTTGATTGAATTAATTGAGCGATTATCTGTTGAATCGGATTTACAGGCTCCATTTCACCAAATGGTAGCTCTTTCACTACATTTTGGATCGCTAGAGCTAACTTTGAGTCTAATTCCTCCATAGCATAGTGCAATTCGGCTAAAATTTTGCCAGTAGTAATCAAATAAAGAGCGATTTGGGCCACAAATCCCAGTATCAACGCGCACGCGTATATGGTAGAGTCTTCCATACCGCGTCCAACCCCCATCGAGTCCTAAAACCTTCGTTTCGGGCATTTCCACTACTACCAATCTTCTTATTGATCCACCCTCACCGAAGAATATCCTTATTGACTATCGGAAACACGAAGTGTTCCCAGTGTGAACGCTATTGCGGAAGGCCGATTTGTAACAAATCGGCCGAAGTTCTTCGCTTTCGGGTTAGCCGTTAATAATTATTAAAAGGGAGAACTATGTCCGACAACCATGAGCCGGAGAGTCGTAACCATAGCCCTAACTGATGATGCATGGGAGATATATGAGACATGGCCGAAAGGAAAGAGATCCGAGAGAATGTGTAATTGCATCAAACAACAAGAAGTAAACGCCCGTAGGCGTAAAGAGCTGAATTCCAAAGAGAATGCCCTCTTCCAAGAGAACCGCGCACAGAAGCGACAGATACGCGACCTTCAATTCAGGCTAACTGCCATCACAGCCGGAATGCCTGACCCCGGAGAAAATGAGTGGAGATTATGAAAGAAGAAGTATTGATTGATTGGTTGGAAAACGGGATGCCGTGTTTAGCGTGCGGTGAAAGAACAAAGATGAAATTCACATGGAATGAAAGAAAGAGCCAGTTAATACTAGAAGGACAATGTGATCCATGCTCGGCCTCACCGATAGGAATTAACCCAATGCTGTTGATAATGGAATGATTGAATGAGATACCACAATTGGCATCAAGATGCTGAAGATTCGTTCTATGATTGGGTAGAAGAAGAAGTGTTGTTGTTAGATTGGGAGGGATGCGATCAGCGAGAACATTACTGGTCAATTAGAGAAATATGTATGATATGTGGCAATTCAATGTTCAATTGCACATGCGATCTACCTAAACTTGAGAAATTGCCCTTAGAATCGATTCTACGGCCATTCACCCCGAAAAGGATGGATTACCCACGGCACATTCAGTTTAAGCCTCTAAGGTACATTCCAGAGGCCAAGTTTTTCAGAGCTTCAGAAAAACTGTGAGGGGATCTCTCCACCGATAGCAACGGCCAATAATACAGCTAATGCAAGGATGATCTTCACTGTATGAGGGCCTATCTCGATCTTGAGACGATCTGATTCAATTTTGTCCGGCATATTCATTCCCCAGTCGCTACTGTACCCAAAGCGTTCCAGATGCTAATCAATGAACCTGCTACGCCAACCTCTACCGCACTTTCAACGCCCATCTGGCCAAAGACATCCTGTTGATGTTCGCCAACCTCTACAGCAGCCGAGCCAGTAACCGCGCCGATGGCAGCACCCCAGGGGCCGAGAAGTAAGCCGCCGAATAAGCCGCCGATCCCCGCGCCGACTAAGTTTTGAGTTTCTAACCAATCTTTGATTTCATCAGGGGTCATGTCTTTCGTGATGTCTAACAAGTCTTTATCGAGGCCCATTTGATTCAATAGGTACTCGATGAATAAAACAATCACACCACCAAAAGCAGCAGCTCCCGCAGGTGTAAGGTTAGTGAGAGGGGAAGCGAGGCGATTTACTGAGTAGGCGGTTTGTGCATCTCTCAAGACATTCCGTTCAACAGAACCCAAAACAATTTCATGACGGATTACCTGATCTGGTTTCGGCTTCGGCATCGGAATCACTCCGGTGGTTCAGGCCAGTGGTCAACGGCTTCCATTGCATCGGGGTAATCCGCAGGTAGATCACGCAGAGCTTGACGGTAGTCCTTCCATGCTTGTGACATTGTGCGATCCTTGACAGCCAGCCAGTCAGTATTCTCCAGGCAGTTATTGCGGAACATCCGAAGTTCATGCCAGTCGTATTGTAGAAGGCGTTGTTCAACCACCTCCTCACCGTTCATGATAGTGTGAAATTTGCTAGGCTTCATTGATTCAACCCCACGCTGATGCGAGAATAACCTCGCGGAGTTAAGTCGGTCGCGGTGATTGTTGAAGGGAGGGTGTTGTCTGATCCTGACGCAATCCAAAGAACGATCCAACTAGAGCTTAGGTTTTCAGTCGGACCCATCCACGAATCAGGTGCCCCGCATTTCCAAGAGAATGATACATCTGCTGATCGAGTGAAGCCAACCCAATACTGAGCTCCGCGAGTAAGCGAAATTGTTCCAACACTGGCTTGTGCAACTTGTCCTGTTGATGTAGCGTCAAAGGTTGCGTCTGTGCCGAGTTTAGTTTGAGGTACTCCGTTATTGTCTGAATAAATCGCCACGATACCGTTACATGTTGATCCAGCCGCCGAAGCAATGTCAACCACGATTGAATCAACAGTAGACGTCTCAGGAGCAATGAACGGGTAGAACATCGGTTCATTTCGAGCACTGGCTGAGTTGTTGCCCGTGGTCGTATTCCACGGCGGCGTTGAATCAATGCGGTTGAGAGAATAGGTTGAGTCGATGTCATCGCCTGACGTTATCTCTACGTTGAAGGATCCCGCGCTGGCTGCCGTCAACAACCCGCTCCATTCACCTTTCACAGATAACCTAGCTAAGTTGACCAGGACTAAACGCCTTAGTTCATCCTCATTCATTTCCTCAATAGCTATTGGTGTACCAGTAGATTGTAGAGTTGCAAAGGCTATATTCTCTAGATCTGTATTCTGAAGTAGGGGATAAACGCGAGGACTCTTCTTATTTGCATCCGGTAGAGGCATAAGATCACCCGAGAAGTCCATCCCATTCTTGTTTCACTGATAACCTGGCTAAGTTAACCAGGATAAGTCTGCGAAGTTCATCCTCATTGAGCTGTTCAATACTGATCGGATTCCCTACAGAAGCAATATCAGTTTGTGAAAGACTGTTTGGGGCTTCTGAATCTAGGGTTTTATTCTTCAGCAGTTTGTATACCCTGGGTGAATTAGCTTGCGCGTCTGGTAGCGGCATTCTAATCACTTCATAGTTTCTTTTCTGCTGCCTTTAGTGCGGCATTGATCTTATCCAGAGAAGCAGAAG